GCCTGAGAGTTTGAGTGCCCAACAAATTTCAGAACTGTTGGACAAAGCCGATGTGATTGAGACTTGGCTAAAGGCAGTCCGTGCTTACGCACAAAAGTCAATCGAAGCGGGGGATTATATTCCCGGTTGGAAAGTGGTGCCAAAGCGTGGCACTCGTAAATGGAAGGATGAGCGTATCGTGAAACAGCGCCTTGCATCGGAAGGATTAGAGAATTTTATTGTCGAGGAACTCGCGTCCCCGGCACAGGTCGAAAAGCTGGCGAAAAAGCAAGGCGTTCAGTTGGATTTGTTCGACCTCATTATATCAGAAAGTTCAGGGGTCAATCTGACCCGTGAGACGGACAAGCAGGCTTCCGCGACTGCATCCGCTAAATCAGATTTCGCGGACTAACAAGGATAAACAGCATGACTATCGAAGTAGTATTGATTAGCGCTTCATTGATTTGGGGCGGTGTGGAATTGGTAAAGCATTTGACTCCAACTTGGTACGACAAGGCAAACAAAATTGAGCGAGATGCGCTTGAATATGTTCATAGGCGCATGGATACATTTGAAAAGAAGATCGAAGAATTGAATGGCGGTGCAAAATGAGCAAGATTATCATTGGGCCGGGCCGTCTTTCGTTTCCTGCAATTTTCCATCCACAGCGTGAGGACATGGGGGCAAGTACGGCCTCACTATCCTCCTGCCACCTGATTACGACACCAAGCCGCTTGTGAAGGCATTAGAAGATGCAGCGACCGAAAAGTGGGGGCCAGACAAAGCGAAATGGCCGAAAGGTAATTTCAATGGTCCGAAGCAGGTTATCCGCGATGCGGGTGATAAGGCGCACTTGGCGGGTTACGAGGCGGGTTGGAAGTTCATCTCGCTGAAGTCAAAGACACAGCCCGGCTGCGTAAATGCCGCGACTGATCCAGTTACGGACGAAAAGGAAGCATACGCGGGGCGCTGGTGCCGCGTGACGGCAAGGGCGTTCGCCTACGACAACGTGCTTAAAGGCGTTGGTTTCGGTCTTCAAAACGTACAGTTGTTGAAGCATGACGCCGCCTTCTCCGGCGCGGGCCGTGCGCAGGATGACTTCGACGTAATGGCCGAAGAACTTGGCGCAGCGCCCGCGACGTCGGGCAATGATTGGGACGACTGATATCTCCTAAGTTGCCCCCAAGGGCGGCAGGTTTTCCTTCCTTTTCCTGCCGCCCTCATTTTTCTCCGCTGGATTATGAAAATGCGTCTTCATATTGATTTCGAAACCCGCAGTACCGTCGATTTAAGGAAAACAGGTGTTTATCGTTACGCCGAAGACCCGACAACTGAAGTTATCCTTGCATGTTACGCATTGGATGATGGCCCAGTGCAAACATGGTTCGCGCCGGACCCATGCCCATTAGACTTGACGAAGTATTTGGCCGATCCTAAATGCACTATTGTTGCCCATAACGCAGGTTTTGAACGGGCGATGTTTGAATATATCCTCGGTCCGCGACATGGCTGGCCTGTGCCAGATTTGACAAGGTGGGACGACACCGCTGCAAGGGCCGCACGCCAAGCATTGCCTCGTTCCCTTGAAGGCGCTGCCGATGCTTTGGGTTTACCCGTGTCGAAAGACAAGGAAGGTAAGGCGTTGATGTTACGCATGTGCCGCCCCCGTGCCATTGCGCCCGACGGTACAATTACATGGTGGGACGACAAAACTCGGATGGCACGTCTCGCCAAATACTGCGCGACTGACGTAGAAGTTGAACGTCAGCTTGACCACATTCTACGTCAATTATCCGATGAAGAACGTAGGATTTGGTGGTTAACCGAAACGGTAAATGATCGCGGTGTGCGGATCGACGATACGTTTGCGCAACATGCAATCGAACTCGCAACGGAGGCGCAAGTCGTTCTTAATAATCAGTTAAAATCTTTAACCAATGACGCTGTGCAAAGTTCCACCAATGTCGCGCAAATGAAGGCGTGGCTGTTGGAACAAGGCTTTGCAATTTTTGAAGGCGAAGATGAGAGCCTAAACAAAAAAGCCATCGAGAATATGTTAAAGCACGACCTGCCTTATAATGTGAAAGAGGTTTTAAAAATCCGGCGCGACGGTGGTAAATCGTCCGTTGCGAAGTATCAGGCCATGATCGACCGGGTATCGTTCGACGGACGAGTGCGCGGGAATTTGATGTATCACGGCGCAAGCACAGGGCGATGGTCTGGGGCGGGAGTACAGTTGCAAAACCTACCGCGTGATACGGTAAGAGATTGGAATTGGGCTAGGGATCATTTGCATCCGGTTTCGAAAGAAACACTTGGTCAGTTATCGCGTATGATTCGCGGCACAATTTGCGCAGCGCCGAATCACCGATTGGTTTGGGCCGACTACGCGGCCATCGAAGCGCGGGGTGTTGCGTGGCTCGCAGGCCAGAAAAATTTGGTAAACCAATTCGCGCATAACGGAAAAGTTTATGAGGAAATGGCGTCGATGATTTTCGACGTCCCCGTGCAGGAAATCGGCAAAGATTCCAAAGAACGCTTTCTCGGCAAAACGGTTATCTTAGGCTGTGGCTACAGCATGGGGGCGCAAAAGTTCCGGCAATCCTGCGCGGCGATGGGTACGGATATTTCGGAAGAATTGGCGCAGAAAGCTGTGGCTACCTACCGCGAACATTATTCCAAAATCCCGCTGCTATGGAATCGGTTAAACGACGCAGCAATGTCCGCCGTGCAAAATCCTCGTCTAGAAACGCAGTATCAAGGTGTGTCGTTTTACTCCGACGGAAATTGGCTTTTGATCCGGTTGCCATCTGGTCGGAAGCTATTTTATCGGTCGCCTCGGATCGTTGCGTTTGCAGGTCCGTTTGGTTCGCGCCCCGCTGTAGAATATATGGCGATAAATTCCATGACAAAAAATGGGGGCCAGAACGGACTTTTGGCGGGAAACTGACCGAAAATATTGTGCAGGGCATTTGCCGCGATTTGATCGCAGATGCAATGCTTGCGCTTGAAGCAGCAGATTATCGGGTGATTGCCTCAGTGCATGACGAAGTGATTTGCGAGTTGCCAGACGGATTTGGAACGCAAGAGGAGATGAAAAAATAATGTGTAAAGTACCGGATTGGGCTGCGGGATTCCCTATCGCTGCCGAAGCCAAAGAAGGGGTTAGATATGGAAAATAACTTTATTAAAAATGATGGGGATAAACCACGTTTTGATTTGATTCCGCCTGAGTTTTTATGGGGTATGGCCGAAGTGCTTGAATTTGGCGCTCGGAAATACGCTCCGAACAACTGGGCGAACGGTGCCGATTGGAGTCGGTATTATGCTGCACTGCAACGACATTTAAATTTGTGGTGGGCAGGTGAAGATTACGACGAGGAAACCACTTGCTCGCATTTGTATCATGCCGCATGTTGCTTGGCCTTCTTGGCCGCGTATCAAACCAGAGGGATCGGTCAAGACGACCGTAATTGTATGCCGAGATTTGAAAATGCAGATAGATAGTATGGAATCTTTGCTCGCAACCCTCGAAGCAGCCCGCATTGAAAAGGTTTTCAGAACGGGAACTATCGCGCCGTGCCGGGATGAAATCCCCCGGTGCTTACTGGTGGTGGAAGCGTAACATTGGCACGACGTTATTCTCGACCGCGCTAAAATACTCCGAAGTTCTCGGCTTAAAGATTACCTTATCCGCACAATAAAAAACCCCGGCAGCGGAGCGACTGCGGGGGTACTAGGCGATAGAGCGGGATCATGAACATCAACGAGGAACCTATGTCAGAAAATTTATTGATACACAAGCCTTCTTTTGCGAAAGCAACACAACCTTTTATCCAACGCGGCCAATTGCCCGTTAAAGATTTATTGCCGATCATCCCGCCCGGTGCGGCGCTGTCGCCGATGTCGGCAGTCGATAATTCCCAAATCGGGAAAGTTCCGGGTCGTTACGATTTCCGTGCGAATATTTGGTTTGGGCTGACTGGCGCGTGGCCCACGATGGGCCTACCAGATAATTTGCTTCATGCTTCACAAGCGTGGCCTACTGAAAATGTTGGCCTTCGCGCCGAAAACTGGCCCGCTGTGGATATTGATGTGGCCTCGGAGGAGGCGCGGGATTTGGTCGAAGGTCTGGTGAATTTTCACTTGGGCCATGCCCCCGTACGTATTCGGGCGGGTGCGCCAAGAGCGTTGATGGTTTTTCGAAAAGTTGGCGAAGAACCGATTCGGAAAATGCGGTTGGTGTTTGAAGATGGTACGCGTACGCACGCGGTCGAAATCCTCGGCGCGGGACAGCAATACCTTATTAACGGAACGCATCCGAGCGGTGTGCCATACGAATGGCGCGAAGGCGCAGACCTTGCGACGTGGAGCGCGGACAGTCTTATTAAAATTACCGCGCAAGATGTACGGAATTTTATGGATGTGCTTGTCGGCGAGATTTTGGCGCGGGGTTGGACGATTGTTACCGATGTACGGTTGCGTCCTTCGGCGGGTGGGATAGGCATCGCAGTTAAGGATTTGGAGCCTTTGGTATCGGCGGAAACCGCGCTCGCTGCATTGCAATCTATCCCAAACACCGAAGACATTCTCCCGATGCGGGAAGATTTTGTGTCGATTATCGCGGCCTTTAAAGCCGCGACAGGCAAAGAAAGCGAACAGTACCGCGACGACGTTATCCAATGGGCCACCGCACAAGATTGGGCTGACGAGGAATACGTCAGCGGCGTATGGCGCAGTTTGACCCATGTGCGCGTTGGGCCGGAACGGTTGTTCGGATTGGCGCATAAATTCGGGTTCGTCGGCGATGCGCAAGAAGATTTCAAAGAAAGCGTAATTGAAGTCGAAGCAAAGATCGTCGCAGCGCAAAGCGTGTTGGACGAAAACGAAGAACGCTTAGAGGCTTTGACAAAACGGGTTGTGTATTGGCCTGCGGCAAAGCGTTGGATTGATAGGGAATCGAAGATTCAGTACGATGTCTCCGCTTTCAATCAAGCACCACATTTAGGCGTAATGATTGCACCAACTGGCGCAACTGGAATAAAAACTGCCTCGAACCTTTTGCTAAATTCCGCCCGCGCACAAACGGTAAGCGGCATGACATATTTGCCCGGTCAGCCGCAATTAGTGACGTGGGAATTTAACGGCGTATCGAATTTCTTTTTCAACAAATGGACGGCGCGAGATGTGCCAGTATTCACCGCAACGGATGATGATGTGCGTCCGTGGCTAAATCACGTTGAATATCTTTTTGAAAATATTGAAGACCGTGAATATCTTTTGGACTTCCTCGCCCATGTGCTTCAGCATCGTGGCCGTAAAATCCGTTGGGCTCCGATTATCATAGGCAATCAAGGCGTGGGTAAGGATTTATTTCTTCGCCCAATCGTTAAAGGTTTAGGTGAACGCACCAATGCTCAAACCGTGCAACCAGAACGGCTAAACGGCAATTTCATTGACTTTTGGGAAAAAGAATTGGTGATTGTTGAGGAAGTTTCCCGCACTGAACGCACCGATATTTACGAGCGGTTGAAAGCCGTAATCGCAGGGACGGTATCAGACACCGTAACGATTGAGCGTAAGTTCGAGCAGCCTTACGAAGTTCCAAATGTCGTAAATATGCTTTTCTTTTCAAACCATTCGGATGCACTGAATTTGTCGGCAGATGATCGGCGGTTCTTTGTTTTGCACTCGTATGCCGAACCACGCGACAACGACTACTACGAAAACCTGTCGCAGACGTTTTACGAAAAACAACTTGGTTGGCAGAAAGTCGTCAATTGGTTGCGGAAGCGCGATATTTCGCATTTCAACCCAGATGCACGGCCACGCTTTAACGAAGCAAAGCAGCGGATGATCGAAGAATCGCAGCCATATTATACGCTATGGATGCGCGATACCTATCTTGCCGGGCGTTCGGTAATTGTCATCAAGGATATTCTGGATCAGATCGCAACAGATTTTAACCTTCCGAGCAGAATACGCGAGACAATGCGTTCTCAAGCGCAGGTATCGAAAGCATTGAAGTTTGCTGGATGGCACTACCGCGAAAAATGGTTCGTTTAAGCGACAAATCAAATAGCCAAAATGTCTGGTGCCGCACGAAAGTATTGGCAGACGGCGACGCGGATATGATCCGTGCGCGGTATCAAGCTGAAAAGGAAAAGAAGTTAAGCAATGTCGGATGACCTGCGGTTCAAGCGGCTGGTCAATCTTCTTAGAGAGTATGGATTAGGCGAAGCCGATGCCCGAACTTTGGCGCGGGCAATCATTGCGTTTTTTAGCGCATAGACACAGCGGTGCTGATAAATGTGAATACCACTATAAGCACAATCAGCGCCGCACCAATAACTAGGTTAAACTTCACTTGTTCGGCTTTGGCTTCCGCCTCTTGTTTGGCAGCGAGCTTTTGTTCTTTCTTTATGTGATTGATCTCTTGAACAATCTCGTCCCACGCGTTGAGCCCATATTCGCCCGTAATCATATTCTTAACGTCCTGCTGCATCTGCTCGACTTGTTTACGGGCGGTAAACGCTTTAAGCGCGAGTTCTTCGGCGCTGGCGGCATTGCCCCAACTACCTTTCGATTTGGCCGCAACTTTAGTTAATTGCCCCGCCGCGCCCATAAGTTTCGATACATCACCGATCATGGACTGCAAATCTTTGCCATATTTTACTGCCGTTTGAATGGCGGTAAACGAGGCTTTTGCGTCCATAAGGATCGTGATCGGGTCCATCAATGTTTTCCGAAAAACCAATTAACCGCTAATGTAGCAGCGGACCCTAATCCAACGGCCAATCCCATGAACACCCGCGTGCCGCCCTTCATTTCGTGAAAAGCGTCTTTAATTTCTTTGAGATCGGCACGCATCAAATCCATGCTGAATTTTAAAGCCGTCAATTCGGCCTCCATTCGACCAAGATCACGCTGCACGTCGTCACTCATTTCGAAGTTCCTTGTTTTTTATCAAACGAACGCATCGCGCCAAGACCGAGCATACCCGTTGTAAGCGACATAAGCGCATTAGTATCGAACTGCGGAATCGGAACAATATGGTTAAAGAACGCCGCCATCCAAGTTATGAGCGGGGCCACGACATACATGAACATGAAAGCCAATGCGCAAGTCCAGCCGATAGCCGGACGCCAACCCGCCACAAAAACATTGGCGCTTGCTGCTTCGGTCTTATTGACTTCTGACTGCTGTGCGGATTGCTCCGCCGCGTATTTCAATAACTCCGCTTGCATTTCTGCTTCCGCACGCGCTTTGGCGTT